TTTAGGTAAGCCTTTATCTAATAATTTAGGCATCATACCTTGAACATTACCAAGAACTTCATTCATTATTTTTGCCTTAAATTGTTCAGAACTAAGATATTTCCAACCCATGTAGGATGCTCCTAAAGTGCTGGTGATAAGAACAAATGAGGCTATACTTAAAGCATTAGCTATTTTTTGAAACATGATAAAGTTTGCAGTTCTAAAAGCTATGTCTGTTATGAGCATAGCTGTATTACTACTAATTATAGGTCTATCTCCTCTTTACGTCACAATGGGATTAATGACAAGGCAAATGGTAGATAAATCTGAATAATTACCAAGCAACACCTGTAGCTTGTACTGGTGTGTTAATTAAATCTATTTCTGCTTTTAAACTTGTTTCAATAGCAGTCACTGCATCTGTTCCAAGGGCATCTTTTACCCAAGTAATCATAGTTGCCTGATCTGGTGTTTTTGCAGAGGTATCATAAGAAATAAATCCAGAAGGTAAAGACTCAGGTTTAGTGTAAACAACTTCTCCTGTACGTCTTGCTTTTTCTGTAGTGTCGTCCATCCCTTTTACTCGGTAGACAACATTAGTGTAATAACCATCAGCAATATCTCTTTTACAAGCAGTGCTGTTGATTTCCCATGTGTAAGTAATAGCCATGTTTTAAAAAAATAAT